ATTAACAATAGCAGCTACTTCTGTAGAAAACTCTATGTTAGCAGGTTCTATTGCAGACAGTAAATTAAGCACAATATCAACAGCAGGTAAAGTGGCACTAACAGCATTAGAGATTGATGGTGGTTCAGACATTGGTGCAGATTTAGCTGATGCAGATTTAATAATAGTAGATGATGGTGCAGGTGGTACTAATAAGAAAGCTGCAATATCAAGAATTAAAACATATCTATCCAGTGCAGGATTCTCACAAGAAGACCCAACAGCACTAGCGATAGCATTAGGATAATAGGAGGATAGATGGCAAATACGTTTAAAACAATAACTAAAGCAGGAGTAACTAGTGCTGATGTTATTTACACAGTAGCAAGTAGTACAACAACAGTGCTTCTTGGTATTATGATAGGTAACACAACAACTAGTCAAATTACTGTAACAGTTAGTTTGGCTTCAGATACTTCCAATAGAGCAGGAGCAAACAATGAGGCTAACCAAACAGTTGAGTTAGTAACCAATGCACCCGTTCCTGTTGGTGGTACACTTGAGTTGTTGGCAGGAAATAAAGTTGTTATGGAAACAACAGATGCTCTTTCGCTAACATCTTCAGCAGCAGCAGACATAATTTTATCAGTAATGGAGATAACCTAGAATGGCATACGTTGGTACACCTATAGATACAACCAATCAGTTTCAGTCTTTACAAGGTAAAAGGTTTAGTGGTGATGGCAGTGAAACTGAATTTACATTAGACATTGCACCGAGTTCAGTATTTGACATAGAAGTTTTTGTAGAAAATGTTCGACAGGACCCCAACTCTGCATACACCTTAAACGGAACCACGCTTACATTTACTGGGGCACCTGCAAGTGGGACAAATAATATTTATGTAGTTCATCAAGCAAAGGCAGTTGGAACAATAGATGTTCCCGCAACTTATAAATCAGAGGCACAAACAATATCTGGTGCTAGAACACACACGGGAGTTGTAGGAATAGGTGCAGCTAACTCTACATCAGTACCTTTAAGGATTTTTGATACAGGTAGTAACACAGCAACTACAGAACTTTTAAGATTAGAAACAGGTTCCTCTACAGATGATTCAGGAATTAAATTAGATTTTAGAACAGCACATACAAATGGTATTATAGAGTTTCTTGATGGTTCAGGTTCTTTTGATGGTAATTTTGTTTTTAAAACAGGAACAGGAAGTGCATTAGCAACTCCTGCCGAAAGATTAAGGATAACACCAAATGGTCTTGCCATTGGTGGAACTGGTGCGGCTAATACTTTAGATGATTATGAAGAAGGTACTTTTACACCTACTTTAACAGGTGCAAGTGCAAACCCAAGTTCCATAGCATACAATGCACAAACTGGAAATTATACAAAAGTTGGTAATGTAGTTCACATTGATTTAATTTTATACCCTTCATCTCATTCTGGTGGCAGTGGTGCTTTAAGAATAGCAGGGCTCCCTTTTACTGCGGCTCAAAGAGCAACTGGTGCTGTGCAATTTGATAGAATTAGAATACAAGCAGATAAACCCACAACTGTAGTAGCGGCTATTGAAGGTACTGTATCTTATGTAAATATTCTTGAAATGTTTGATGCAAGTAATGAAAACGCAGGTAATGTGGAGATTGATGATTTAGCAGGAAATGTTTTTATTTTAACTTCATTTTCGTATAAAACAAGTTAAGGAGAAAAAAAATGGCAATAACTAAAGAAACAGAAATCACAAAAATAGAGGTTGTTGGTGAACACAAAGCAGTTCAAGTTGCTACTGATACAGTTATTAAAGAAGATAACGTAGAGATTAGTAGAAGCAGACACAGACATGTACTACATCCACATGAAACTATAACAAGTGAAGATGCAGAAGTACAAGCAGTTTGTAATGCAGTTTGGACAGATGCTGTTAAAAATTCTTGGAATACATACAGAGCAAGTTTAGATAGTTAATAGGAGTAAACATGGCAGTTAGTACAATAGGAACAAATAGTATAGCAGACAGTGCAATTACTGTAGCTAAAACTTCTGGGGTTGGAATTACTTCTGCAGCAATATTTAGACTTTCAACAGGATTTACGGGAGCAGGTGTAATAACTAGTAACTGGGAGGCGGCTGATACTGACGATTCAGGAAGTATAGGTTCTATTGTTTCTCAAAGCAGTGGTATTTTTTCTTTTTCAGCAACAGGAATATATCTAATACATTTTCAAGTAGGGATGTATCAGGATTCAGACCAAAGATTATTACAAATACAAATTCAATCTACTCCTGATAATTCTACATATGATGAAGCCGCAACAGGATATACTTTTTTAAATGATATGTCTGATTCTTCTTACACCACAGCACAAACACAGTTTATGTTTGATTGTGCAGACACTAGTAATGATAAAATAAGATTTTATACAGGAGCAGCAAGTGGCACAACAAATATAGGAGACACAAATGCTAATAAAACTTTTGCGTCTTTTGTTAGACTAGGAGATACATAGAATGAAACCTTCACATATAGAAGATTACTTAGTAACAGTTAGAACAGGACAATGGTTTGGTTGGACTGACTCTAAAAATAAAATATATGCAAACCTAGTGGTTCTTGATGGTGGAGCAAAACCCTCTGAATCAGATTGTACAACAGGTTTAAGTAATTTACAAACAGCATGGGATTTAGAAAACGACAGCTATAAATCTAAACGTAGAGCAGAGTACCCTAGCGTTGTTGACCAATTAGATGACATATATCATAACGGAATAGACGGGTGGAAAACTACAATAAAAGCTGTGAAAGATAAACATAGTAAAGGATAGGAGGATAGATGAGTAAGACAACAATACCCACAGGTGGAATCACAGACGCAACAATAGCGACTGGAGACATTGCTGACTCAGCAGTTACTGCAGCTAAAACTTCAGGTCTTGGTATTATTACAGAAGCAGATTCTTGGAGAGTGACAGCAAATTTTGCAAATTCTTCAAACGGAAGTTCAGAAGTAGTAGCATCAAATTGGGAAAGAGCAGATACTGAATTTGATAAAATTGGTACAGGTTTATCTGAGTCTAGTGGTGTATTTACACTACCAAGTACAGGAATATATTTAATTAGTGCCATAGCATCTTATTATCCTGATGGAGCAAATTCAGGAGTTGAATTACAAATAAGGTTTTCAACTGGTGGTGGCTATGACACAAGAGCAATAGCTTTAAGTGGTGCGGCAGGTGCTGATAGACCAGAAGCAATATCATGTCAAGCCATTTTTGATGTTGTAAATGCTTCAACATACAAGTTTGCAATATACACATCAGGAACAACTGCTTCTAATTTTTGGAGAGCAGCATCAGATAGACAACAACTTGGATTCACTTGTATAAGATTAGGAGACACATAGAATGGATGATAGTAATAACAGACCTAACCACATAGAGGATGCACTATCAGCAATGCATGGTGGACAATGGTTTGGATGGTCTGATTCAAAAGAAAAAAGATATGCTGATTTAATAATACATTCTAAGTGTTATGTAGATGGTGTATATAAAGATAATCCACATTCAAAACCAACAGAATCAGAAGTAAATGCTAAATTAAAAGCAATGCAAGACGCATGGGATTTAGAAAATAACAGTTACAAATCAAAACGTAGAGCAGAATACCCAAAACTAGCGGAACAATTTGATTTGTTATATAAAGATATTGTAGCAGGTACAGTTAC